ATGATTCTGGATTAAACGAATTAAGAACAAATATACCAGTCTCAGGCTTGATATAACCTGCATCTAGTACAGAAACAATCTTCTGATTATTCACAATTCTATAGATTCTTAATTTGTGTTCAGTTACACCTTCTAGATTATAGTCTTCAATAAAGTGTGTTTGTCCGTTTAAAACAAATGGTGATGAATCAATAACTTCTTCATTTGATTGTGTTGTATACATCGGAGAAGAAAATTCTAATTCATATTTTTGTGCTGTACCAACAGTAGGAACAAAACGTTTTTGCATGAATACACGGACAGTTGAGTTAAGAATTGATGGATCAGAATTATCAATTTGTGATAACAATTGTGATTGTCTAAACACACCATCAAACTTTTGTAGTACAGTGTCATTATAGTTAGACACAATATCAATAACTTTTTGTTTCAATTCACCAGAAGTTAATGACGTCAAGTTAGGATCATACTTAAAGAACACATGTAATGAAATATAAGTGTAAGAAGGATCGATCATCTCAGGTGTAATTGATACAAGATTCTTTGTTTTTAGAATATTATCAATGATAAACTGTTTTTGTACGTCTGTCAATGTCTCTGCAGATTTAGGTTTTACTGAGATATAAACTTTACCATACTCAGGTGGTTCGTTTTCTTCACCACCCCAAACAGCTACTGTCTCCGCATCTGAGTAGTTGTTCTTAATAATTGTTGCATAGTCGTCAGCAGTAACAACTCGGTTTTGAGATAGGAATGATAATGGAGCATTGAATCGAATAGACTCAATATCTTCACGATCAGCACCACCACCAGATTTTGAAACCGTTGAGATAGTGACGTTTGTATTACCTTGAATGTTACCACTCAGTGAGAATGTTTTTGCGCTGTTTGCATCTTTACCATCACTCACCAAATATTCAAGCTGTACAATATTACCTGCTTCTAATTTATTACCAAAGATGTCATCACCAAAATAAATTTCGAATTTACCGTCAATACCTTCTTGTAAGAAATAAACCTGTGAATCACCATCGACATCAACAACGTTTTGTACTCTCGCATAAACCGAAGTATCAGATGAAGAAGCACTAGTTTTTACTTTAACGATAAGAGTAGATGTGTCAACGTTATCATCTGGAATATCGTATCTTTGTCTCTTATCTGTATTATCTACAATATATTCGTATGTGCGTAATGTACCTTGGTTAATAATTAAGTTAGCAAACTTATAAACCCCAGCAGTAGGAGTAATTGTTTGAGCTTCAAGGTTAACAAACTGATATGTTTTATTATCAATCTTAGTTGTGAATACTGTACCACGATCGATAGTTAATGATGCTGGATTGCCAGCCGGTGAGTTAACAGTAACGTCAATACCAGCAAAAGAAGAAGTACGAGACCTTGGAATATAACCAAGAGTCTTTGCATGTGAAATAACATTATTACGTACTTGAGCAGTATCCAAATATAATTCATTTGCCATCATATTAGCATTGAATGAATTATAGAATGTGTTATATGCTAATACATCAATAACAGTTGATAATGCCGAACCTTCAAAATCATAGTCTTGAAATTGAGTTTGACTTTGCAAATATGTTTTTAAGTTAGTACGGATCTGATCGTAATCTAATTCAGATACCTGTAATCTATTCTTTGATGTTGTTGTAGCCATATAATTTACCTAATTCTTTCTAAATAAAATGATACATCACCAGTTTCAAGTGTAGTCAAAATCTGAAATTCAATTTCTACACGATACCTATTGGCGTCAGAATTATCTTTAACTGTGACATCAAGGAGTTTTACTCTAGGCTCATAGTTATTAATTGTTTCCTTGATAGCCTCTTTTATATCTAATGCCGTAAAAGGATCAGCTGGTTCGAATAATAATCCTCTGACATTCGAACCTAGTCTAGGATTAAAAGGTCTCTCGCCTTTGTTTGTCAAAATAAGATTCTTGACCGATTGTTTAATAGAGTTAATATCAAACAATGTGGTTATATCACCAGTATTCGGATGAGGAGTAAAGTCCAAATGGAAATCCGAGTACAGTGAGCTGCGTGCCGTAATCTTTGCACGTGATGTATCTAAATCTGATCTATTTTGTGTTCTAGGCATACTCTTATTTATACCTCAAATTTAAATCTTCTTGTATTCATTGAAGTCAATAATCTTTTGTTTGGCTTCATCTGTTGTATGATACTCAATAATATTGTCAAGTGTGTCCCATGCTTTATCTGGTACACCGCTGTAATAGTCTTTTAATCCTTCTAGATTCTGATCGAATACTTCTTGTGTCATCGATCCGACAATAATCTTTTTATTTGCTGTAACAGCAGCCCAATATTCACCTTTAAATTTATTAAATTCTTTTAGGTTTAACAAATACTGGTCACGTTTTTTCAGAATAGCTTCTTGTGCATCGTCTAATAAATCAGCATCACGTAATTCGTTTGGTGTCATCGCACCTTCTTTTGATAATTTTTGTATTGCTTTCCATTCATCAGATTCATACCATTCAGCTTTCATCTCATCCATTTCTTGAGTAGCACCTAGCCAATATTCATTGGCTAATGATGTTTCTTTGAATTGTACTGAACCGTATGCAATAGAAACAGATATAAATGATTTACCAGTTTTCTTATTAGCAGTAGATATTTTATTGAAAGCAGCATTTAATTCTGCCTTGAACTCAGGCATTTTTTCTGCAACTTTATCTGCAACCTTTGGAGCTTTTGCCTTTTTAATATCTTCAATAACAGTTGTAACTTCACCAGTAGCTTCGTCGACTACTTCTTTTGTTTTCTTTTCTAAGTCAGGTACATCAGCACATAAGTCAATTGGTTCACCATCACCAGATAATAAATCTGTTAATGAAGGAATACCATCAACTAACTCATCGATATCATCAACAACATCACCCCATTTTTCTTTGAGTTCTGCCTGAGCTGCAGCAAAGTCTTCACCAATTTTACCCTGTAGTTCCGCAATCTCATCTTGTATAGATGATGTGGCTTCATCAAGTTCTGCTTCTAATTCTTTTAGGCTATCATTAACCTTTGCTTGTAGATCACCGGCAAGATCACCTAGTTCTCCAAGTGCGTCTTTACCTTCTGCTAATTTAGCTTTGATGTCATCCGCAAAACCTTTGACTTCGTCTAATGCGTCAGATGCACCACAAGCACCACTTTTTAGAGCTTTTTGAATAGAGTCTAGATTAACATTACTACTGACTGAGTCAGAGAATTTTGTTGCTAGACTACTAATATCTGGTAATTCAAAAGCCATAATTAACCTCCAACGAATACATTACCTGAACCACTGGTCATTGCACCAGCATCGGCACTATCACCGATTCTACCTACCGCAATACCATTAATAAAAACACTAGATGATCCTGCATTTAAATTTGCTACATGAGGAGCACAAGGAGGTGCGGGAGGAAACGGATGTGAAACCGTTGGAGCTCCTACTACAATGATATCGATATTATTTGCGTGTACTGTTCCATCTGTATTTGATGAAGCAATAGTTGTACTGCCTGTACAAGCATGTCCTGTCGATAAACTGTCACCTACTCTACTTACTGCTGGCATTAGTTCAGATCAATCCTTGCTGCGTTAACGTCAATGTTACCAACAACGTTATCTGTTAAATTACCATCAATATTATTTGTCATATTAGATGGTGTCTCTACAATAATATTTCCAGATGCAGTAACATTTAATTGTCCATTAGTTGTTAATGCATAGTTACCATTTGAAAATTCTGATGTATCACCAATAACGATACGACCATAATTTCCATTGACTGTTAAATCATCATCAATACCAACTGTGGTATTTCTACTTTGACCAACAATTCTTGTTTCATTTTGTCCAACTCTTTGAATAGAATTTTCTGCAATATTACCAGAATATGATTGATCGATTTCAATATTATCGTTAAGTGAAATTTTTGTTTGTCTGGATCCACGAACTACTTCGGTTTTATTTCCATTCACTTCAAGGTGATAATTTCCCTTGACTAAAGTTCTTAAATTACCATCTATAGTAAGATTAGCATTTCCAACAATGTAAATGTTGTCAGAACCAAGAACCACATGGTAATTGTTACCAATAATAGTTTCAGTTTTTGATCCGTCTTGTTGTATTTCATAGGCTGTTCCTGATGTGTGGAACTGAGAGATACGTTCATTACCTGGCGTATCATCAATTTCGAATACATGACCGGATTCAGTTTCCTTTACTTTATTATACGGATATACTGGTGGAGTGTCACTTTGCACACTTGGTGAACTCCATGTAGGACGTTCGTAATATGAATCTGCTTCATCAACCGCTACTGATGATACCTTAGGTGGTACTGCACATTCAACGTCATCTACTCTTGTATCTACTTTTGTAATATAAGATCCGTGTTCCTTATATGTAGAAGGCATTGCAGAATATGGTGTGTCTGGTTCGTTGACTCGAACCGGATTCACGGCATTTGGATCTGAAAAACCTTTAAGCGGATCCGCAGGTGATGTAATACCTGGGATTGTTCCCATAACTAATGGTTGTTGTTTTGATTCTCCATCCATATAGAAACCGACAACCCAACTACCCTGGAGTATGCCTGTCGGAGAATCACCCACACCAGCCAAAGATGCTGATGTTGCTGGCATCATAACTTGTGCCCATGGCAATGATGCTACCGGAATTTTATTTCTATCTGCTGTATGATCGCCAAAGATACGAACACGTACACGGCCAACCTGCTCTGGATCATCACGGTCTTCTACAACACCGATCCACCATTGCATATTACCCAATGTATCATTAAACTGCTTCATCGTGATCTGCTCCCATAGTATCTCTTGCAACGTCCATAATTAATTGATAATTGTCATTGTTACTGAATTGATGTCTTAGAGAAGTGATAATATGTTTACCACTTCTACGAACATCTTTGACGTCGCCTTTTTCATTTTCTGTCATTACAGCATTTTTATTTACTTCTACACCAACTGCACTGCCAACTTCTAAATCCATTCTGCCTGGCACACCCATTCTGTATCGATAATTATTTAACGTATTTAAATATGAGTGTAGGTGTGGAGATGAGTTGAATACATCACCATTATAATCGTAATGTGAATCACCAAAAGATAAACCAGAATGTACAAAATTTGTTTGTTTTGTTGTTGGTTGTTCGTATACTGATTTTTCACCAATTAAAAATTTATCTGACAGTACTTTACTTTTTGCAACTCTTGGTTGTCTATCAAAATTTTCATTATAATTGTAATCAAATATTTTATAATTTTTATTCATGGTGTCAATTAACTGAGTACGAGATGCATAAGCACCATTATTTACTAGCTCAGTCATTGGTGCTAATTCTAATTGTCTGAACAGAAATGCAGTACGTGCATATTCCATATAGTTAGAAAAAGTACCGGCCTGAATTTGTGCTTCAGTTTTATTTGCTTTCTTTTCTTTATACGAGAAAGTCTCTGTTGATTCTTTTCCAAATATAGATTCTAATGATCTGAATTGTACACCATTATAGAATGTATTATAACAAACAAATGGTACATTATTTTCGTTATAGGCACGACGAGTTAACCAACGAATTGCTCTATATGGATTCCAATTAGGTATTACGAACTTATAGTTACCTGATGTTTGTTCTACTTCGATATCAATCTTAAGATAGTCTTCGGCAATACGCTTTACAATATCAGATACAGATCCTTCATATGATTCAGATACTAATGATACTGCATTATAATAATATGCTTCTTCGATAAGATTTAATTTATATTCTAGTGTATAATCATTGACATTACGAATATCAGCAACGTCTGTAGTATAGAATGAAAATGTTTTTGTTTCATCGCCACGAATAATAGTACCACTAATTTTCTCCTGGCCTACAATAGGTAAAGAAGAAAATAATGACGTTGCGTCGAGAATAAGCATGTCTCCACGCAATATTGGTGTGTATATCGATTCATAGACGTTGAATTCAACAATCAGGTCATCGATCTTTAATCTCTTACCTGTACTTGTCTCAATATAAACGTCTTTGACTTCAACGTCAGATGGCGTTAAAAGTTCAGCCATTTATTGATTCCCTAAACTGTGACACAACTTGATCCACAAATTCTGGACGAATGACACGAATTTCTCTTTTGTCTTCGTTCAATTGAAAGTCATAATCAGCATAAGTTACGATCGCAGCACTAGGTTCAGATCTTGGTACCCAGTTACCATCACCATCTTCATAGTGATGAGCAGCATCTTTAAATGATCCAACACCAGAAATAGTAATAAAGTCTAATGATGTTAAACCACGAACAATCTCGTTCGATTGGAAAGTACCGACTCTATCTTTAATTTCTATCCAACCCATTGAAGTATTCTTTGAAACAATTGTAGCTCTTGCGCCAGAAATCAAACCCTGTACAGTTTCACCTGCTTCAAACTTATCAAAGAAGTCGTATGTGTCGATACCAATATATTCTGTCTTGTATGTTTCTTCTAGATACTCATCAAATTTTTGACGTGATCTAGGCCAATCAGTATAATAATTTTTAAGATTTGTGTTGACCAGGAAAAACGTCCAGTAATAATCTACTGTATTGTATAATGATTGTGATACATGGTCTGGTCTTTCACCATCTTGAATAGTATAATAACGATAGAATGTAATATCATCTTCTACGCTACTTACAACTTTTGAAATACGAAATAAATCTACGGCCTGACGAAACTGTTTATTATCATCTAGGTCGTAATCTAATTTTGGAAAGTATCTAAAATATTTCATTAGAATCCAGCCTCCACATCTTCAGACGTAATAACCTCTGTTTCCTGGAAGCTTAGTGTTAAATCTACTTCATGAGGATTACCATCTTCAAAAAATATTGGTTGAGTAGCATTATAGTTAGTGTTGATAGCAGTCAAATACATATCTTGGAATTTAATCATATTGACATCACCACCTTCTAGGTTAACAAAACCAACTCTGAATAATTTTGGGAATACAAAAAAGTTTGCTTTAGTTAATTTTGGATAAGCATTTGCTCTTAATACTTTAACCATCTCATAAATTTCTTTTGCTTCATCAGCATTTGAAGGCATTAACTTATATGTAAGTGCTAGCTGTCTTAGAACTGGACCTTTGAACAACATTTGTGTTCTTGGGTTTAATACTTCACCACTTTTCAATAACGCCTGTGTTGCAACACCTGAACCAACACCACCTTGTGCAACCTTACTTAGTGCTGCGGTTTTCATATCTCCCGTTGCCATACCTTCTTTTGATTCAATGGCACCAGCGATAATACCTAATGTTGTATTTAGATCCACGTTTTCGTATGTCAAACCGTCATTGACCTGAATCGCAGCAGGCATGTATAAATATATTTGATGTAATGCTTCATCAACTGAACGGACACCAATTACTGAGTCTGATGCATTAAATTCGTTTTCTCTTTTGTGAATTGAGATACGAGTCCAGTTCTGATGCTCTGTTGTATTCTTCGGAAATCGGTATTGAGCCATAAAATTATCACACTATTATTGAAATGTTCTAAAGTTATTTATATGAGTTACAAGGGTAAGTTTAAGCCAAAAAACATAAAGAAATACAAAGGTGATCCAACAAAGATTATATACAGATCTCTGTGGGAACGCAATACTTTTCGTTGGCTGGACCAAAGAGATGATATCGTTGAATGGAATAGCGAAGAAGTAGTTATACCATATCGTTGCAAAACAGATAATAGAGTACACAGATACTTTGTGGATCTGTATTTTAAAACAGCAAATGGTAAAAAATATCTCATTGAGATTAAACCAAAAAGTCAATGTTCACCCCCAAAACAACCAGCTCGTAAGACAAAACGATATCTAAATGAGGTCATGACATATATTAAGAATCAATCTAAATGGGAAGCAGCCAAAGCATTCTCATTGGATCGTGGATATAAATTCGAAATATGGCATGAAGACACTTTACGCTCACTTGGTATCAAAGTACTTAAAGGATAGGTATAAATAAGAGTATGGCAGATTCATTATTCAATACATTACAGGCACAAGCTTATAAGGCAGGTGTTACGCCGAGAACAAAAGATTCTCAGATGTGGTTTCGTAGGAAGCTAATGAACATGCGTAATATCAATAGACAAAAGCTTTTAAGAGATAGTGCTGTTGAAAAGGTACAACGTCCAAGAATGGGCGATATGTACATGTTCTATTATGATGCAAAACATAAAGACACATTGCCGTATTACGATCAGTTTCCACTGATTATTATGGTAGAGAAAGCACCAAAAGGTTTCTATGGAATTAACGTACATTACCTTCCATTACCCCTTCGTGCAAAATTCTTTGATGCTTTATTGGCAACTGCTACAGACGACAAGTATGATGAAGGTACTCGTTTGAGAACAAGATATAGAATGATTAAAAATGTACAAAAATTAAGATATTTTAAACCATGCTTTAAACATTATCTAACCAGTCAGGTTGATTCACGTATTGTAAAGATACAACCAACTGAGTGGGAAGTTGCGATGTTCATGCCTGTACAGAGATTCAAGGGTGCAACAGCAACTCAAGTATGGAAAGATAGTAAGGCAATGATCTAATATGGCTAATTTCGACTCTAGTATAGACACATTTAAATCGACACTTGGTCGTAGAACAGGTTTTGCAAAGGCAAACCGTTTTGCTGTCTATATGAATCTACCACTGATCTCAGTAAATCCAGGTACTATTCTAACTAATATTATTTCTGGTAACACAAATCCGTTACAGATCTTCAATGATCCACGTGATATTTCGTTACTATGTGAAGTTGCTTCTCTACCTGGTAGAACAATTAATACTGCTGATTATCAAACAAATATGAAAGTTCGTAAGATGCCACAAGGTTATCTTAACGATGATGTATCATTCACATTCTTATTGACTGGTGATATGTACATTAAAAATACTTTCACACAATGGCAAGATTCCATTGTGAATACAGAAAATAAGACAGCAAAATATAAGGACGACTTTACATCTACTGTTATTATTCAACAGCTAAATGATAATAACGACCCGGCTTATACATGTCGTCTTTTAAAGGCTTATCCGGTATCGATCTCACAAATCGATCTTGGTAATACGAACGAGAATACTATTTCTCGTGTGACAGTCACATTCGCATATGATGATTGGGATGAACAAAATCTCGGTGGTGCATTACTTGGAGGCGCACAGAGATTGCTTAGTAAATTTCTATAATGGAGTAAATAATGGCTTTACCTACGCTGAATACAGCAAAGTATGAATTGACACTACCGTCTAACGGTAAAAAAATTGAGTACAGACCTTTCCTAATGAAAGAAGAAAAGGTACTATTAATGGCCGTTGAGTCTAATGATATTGCTGCTATTTCAAAAGCAACAAGAGATTTAGTCGAAGCGTGTACATTTAATAAAGTGAATATTAAAGATCTGGCATTTTTTGATCTAGAATATTTGTTTTTACAACTGAGATCTAAGTCCGTTGGTGAATCAGCAGGATTTAAATTAAAGTGTAAAGAGTGCGAAGCACAAAACGAAGTAAATGTCAATCTATCAGGAATTGAAGTAAGAAAGGCTGATAAGATTGAAAATAAAATTATGTTATCAGATGATGTAGGTGTTCTGATGAAGTTTCCAACTGTTGGAGATTTAGAACACGTCATGAATGGAATAGACGACTCTCATGGTGATGTAGCTATTGCTATTATGGCAGCAGCAATTGAAAGTATTTT